CCATGCCAGATTCCACTGGATTGGAAGAGGTGGGAAGCATTGGAACGGGCATAATGCTGATCAAGCGCGAGGTGTTTGAGGGCATGAGTGAGCCATGGTTTGATATGCCGTGGCAGACCACACGGGGCTACATGGGTGAGGATGTGTTCTTTTGTAAGAAAGCTCAAGAGCTAGGTTACAAGGTCTACATCGACCATGATGTCTCAAAGGAAATTGGCCACATTGGCACTTTTGAATTTCGCCATGAACACACTTGGATTGTGAAAGAAGAGATGGAAAAAGAGGCCCAATAATGGCACTGACTACATACGCGGAATTAAAGACATCCATTGGTGACTGGCTCAACCGAGCCGACCTGACTGCTGTCATTCCTGACTTTATCTCTCTGGCCGAGGCACAAATTGAACGCACACTGCGCACTAGGCAGATGATTGTCAGGGCCAATGCGTCTTTTGATGCGCAATATGGTGCTGTGCCTGCTGACTTTCTAGAGACCAAATCCCTCAAGCTCACAAGCACAAACCCCCAGACACCATTGCAGTTTTTGAGCATTGATGCCTTGGACAATGAGATGACCAAATACACGGCCAGCGGCAAGCCTAAATTTTTTGGCATTGTTGGTGGCCAGTTTAGGATTGTCCCAACACCAGACGCAAACTACACGACCGAGCTGACCTATTACGCAAAGTTGTCAAAGTTATCAACTAGCAACACGACAAACTGGCTTTTGACATCAAACCCCGACATTTATCTGTATGGTGCGCTGTTGCAGGCTGCACCATACTTGCAAGATGATGCGAGAATCCAGACATGGGCAACACTCTATGAGCGAGCCTTGAATGATTCACAAACTGCCGATGATCGAAGTGCATCTTCTGGTGGTGCATTGCTGACCCGTGCAAAGACTTTTGGATAAGGACTGATATGTCATCTTTTACCGACTACACCGAAAATCTAGTTTTAACGTACTTGCTGACCACTGGCTCGGCCACACGCCCCACAGCTTGGTATGTTGGCCTATTCACGGCTGCACCCAGTGACACTGGTGGCGGCACTGAAGTGTCTGGCAGCGCCTATGCGCGAGTGGTGACTGGCACGATCACTGTCTCCGGCACAAGCCCCACAAACGCAACAAACGCAGCGGCCATCGAATTTGCAGCTGCAAGCGGTGGAAACTGGGGATCAATTGGCTGGGCCGGCATCTTTGATGCAAGCACTGGCGGCAATCTTTTAGCCTGGGCAGCGCTGACCACAGCTCGCACCATCAATGATGGCGATGTGCTGCGCATTCCAGCTGGCGACCTTGATGTCACATTGACATGACATGGCAGCATACGGCTCTGGCCCATATGGACAAGGGAAGTATTCCTATGGCGTAAGCCTTGGGGCGGTTACTTTCGCGGCCACCAGCACGGCTGCATTCAATGGTCAACGCGTTTGCATAGGAGCGTTTTCCGCATCTGGCACTAGCACAGAGACAGTATCAGCCAATGTCGTCAAGACGGCATCTTTCGCGGTTTCAGCGTCTAGCACTGTCACAGCTGCTGCACAACGCATTGCCATTGCCTCGGCCACGGCCACAAGCGCCAGCACCATGTCAATTAGCGCTTTGCGCTATGCGGTGGGGGTAGCGACATTTGCGGCCACATCAAGCGCCAGCTTTGCTGCCAGGCGAGTGGCCATTGGGGCATTTGCCTCAGTCGATGTCAGCACCATGTCGGTCAATGGGGTCAGGGTCCCATTTGTCCAGATTCTGATTGAAGACTTTGCCACGATGACTGTGGCCACCAAGGTGGTGTTGCGCGTCAGTGCTAATGGCGGCCCAGTCTGAAATGACTGTCAATAGCACTCGCACACAAACTGGTGCAATCAATTTCACTTGCACATCGACCATGACTGTCGATGGCAATCTAAAATGGGTTCCTGAGTCGGACACGGCAGAAACTTGGAATGCGATCTCTGACAATGCAGAGACCTGGACACCGATCACAGACACATCAGAAACATGGGATGCAATTGCTGACAGCAGTGAAACTTGGACTGCAATTGCGGATAATAGCGAAACTTGGCAAATAGCCGCATAGGGGTAGAAAATGGCAGATACAACCACAACGAATTTATTGTTGACCAAACCAGAAGTCGGTGCATCCACTGACACCTGGGGTACTAAGATCAATACTGATCTAGACTCTATTGACGCATTGTTTGATGCAGGCCCAGTGCTAAAGGTCGCAAAAGGCGGCACAGGCATTTCAAGTTTTGGGACAGGCATTGCCACATTCCTTGGCACACCATCATCAGCAAATTTGGCGGCAGCAGTTACAGGCGAAACAGGCTCTGGTGCTTTGGTCTTTGCGACAAGTCCGACTTTAGTAACACCTACTCTTGGCGTGGCAACAGCTACATCACTACAAGGCATTATTGGTAACGTAACCCCTGCGGCTGGAACATTCACCACAATCACAGGCTCTAACGATGCCACTATTAGTGGTCTTACTGTCGGCAAGGGTGCAGGTGCTGTAGCTACCAATACTGCGGTGGGTGCTAGTGCTTTGGCGGCTAATACGACAGGTTCTCTTTCTGTTGCCGTTGGTTCAGGCGCACTTCAATCTAACACTTCTGCCAGTGCTGTAACCGCCGTTGGATATCAAGCTGGATTTAGCAACACAACTGGCGCTCAAAATGCATCATTTGGCTATCAAGCCCTATACAGTGTCACAACTGGACAGGAAAACAGTGCTTTTGGTGGTGGCGCTTTGTACACCAACATTGGAAACTACAACTCGGCTTTTGGTAGACAAGCTCTGCACCTGAATACTTCAGGCGCAAATAATACAGCGCAAGGTTATCAAGCACTTTACGCCAACACCACAGCCTCTAACAATACTGCCGTTGGTTATCAGGCGGGTTACACAGGAACGACTGCCGCAAACAATTCTTGGGTTGGTTATAACGCAGGAAAATTATGCACAGGAAACTACAACACAGGCATGGGAGATAGGGCGCTTGCTGCACTTGCAAGTGCTGAAAAGAACTCTGCCTTTGGTATGGCAGCTTTGATTAACAATACAACTGCTTCAAACAATACAGGTATAGGAAGCTCTGCATTAGAAAACAACACTACAGGCGGTAACAATACTGCTGTTGGATTACAAGCTCTACAAGCAAATACAACAGCATCTAACAACACTGCTGTAGGTTATCAGGCTCTTTACACAAACACTGCTACTGGAAACCACGCATTTGGTTATCAGGCTTTATATACAAATTCAAACGGAGGTTTTAACACCGCTGTCGGTGGGCAAGCACTCTATAACCAAACCTCGGCATCAACAAATACCGCTGTAGGTTATCAGGCTGGCCTTGCTGTCACAACGGGTGCTGGCAATACATTTATAGGCAGAGGTGCTTCCTATTCTGCAACTACAGGCGGTTACAACACTTCTATTGGATTAAATGCAACTACCCAGTTAACAACAGGAACGAACAACGTCACTATTGGAGACATTGAAGACCTTGGTACTTCTATTTTTGCCATAACAACTCAAAGTAACCGAGCCATTATGGGTCACAACAGCATTACCAACGCCTATGTAAAAGTGGCGTGGACTGTGACTTCTGATGCTAGGGACAAAACTAACATTGCCCCAATCCCACACGGCTTGGACTTTGTAAAACAACTTAATCCTGTTTCATACAACTTTAAAAAGTCTCGTGAAGATGACACGCCCAACGGCAACAAGCGTTATGGTTTCTTGGCGCAAGATATTCTTGCCTTAGAAGGTGAAAACAATGTCATTATTGATAACGAGCAAGCTGACCACTTAAAGTATCAAGGTGAAGCACTTGTCCCTGTTCTTGTCAAAGCATTGCAAGAATTAAACGCAAAGTTTGAAGCCTATATTGCAACCCATCCATAAAAGGAAAATTATGATTACTGAAACACTAACACCAGAACAAATTGCCAAGCACTACTCTGCCGCAATGGACTCAGTAAACCTGATTAACGCAGGTAAGCCAGAGAACATGACTGCTGAAGATTGGGCTGACTGCCTGTCACGCAACAAAGAACACTTGGTCATTATGTTGGCTAAAGACTATTGGACAACTGAAAACCTTGCGCCATTGCAAGCCGCCTCTGTCTAAAGAGTAAGTCATGGAAAACGAAGTCACCCACCAGCAAATCTACGACAGATTGGTTGAAGTTGAAACCAAGGTAGATAGCATAGACAAGAACACTAAAGGTCTTGTAGAGGCCATGAAGGCTCTTGATGGGGCTTTTAAAGTCTTGGGGTGGATTGCTTCTGCTGCCAAGCCTATTCTGTGGGTGGGTGGGTTAATCATGGCGGCTGGTGCTGTTTGGCAGACTTGGATTAAAAAATGAAAGATTGGGCTTTCGCTGTTACAAGCGCAGCCCTTTTTTGCATTACTGTCATCTGGTGTTTTTACATCATCGTTTGGGCTATGACGTGAAATGGCTGGCAGCACTTGTTTTAGTTCTAGCACTTCACTCCACTGGCCAAGACCTTTGCAGTGTCAGGGGTTTTTACTCAATTGCCTGGGGCATCCATGACCCGACTGAACGGCACAGACAAATGGTCCAGTGGCTTACAAAACATCAGACATTGTGCAAAAGTACCGACTTTATTGTTATCTGGAATAACTTGAGTGAATGGGCGGGAACTGCTGACTCGCATGAAATAAGAGCATTGGTGATATCTGGGTATAAGAACGCAATTAAAAGGGAGAAGTAATGGAATCCATACGTCTTTTCCCGATGGTTCACCCGTCTGGATATCCTGACAAAACAGATGCGACTGAGCGAAGAATTGAAAAGCGCCATGAAGAATATCGTGCGTCTTTGGAACAAAAGAAAGTACAAGATAAAATCCAAGATATTGCGTTTGAGATATACACAAAAACGCATGAGCAAAATAGATTGAGACTTGAGATATTCACTAACCGCAAATTAGACTTATACGCATAAGGATAAACAAGATGGACATGAAAGAAAAATTGACGTTCATTGTGACCATTTTGGTGGCAATCACTTTGTGTCTTTGCTTGCTGGCCATGGTCGGTGCATTGCTTGTCGGCCTGTGGTCAAAAGAAGTCGAAAATGCAGAAATCTTTAAAATGCTCAGTCCAGCGCTAATGACGATACTCGGTGCTTCTGTCGGTGTTCTGGCTGGAGTGAAAATGTCAACTAAAAACAAATGTAAGGAATGCGATGTTTGATATTCTTTCTGGTGGCCTTTTAGGCTCCATCTTTGGCGGTATTTTCCGCATGGCCCCAGAGGTCTTAAAGTATTTTGACAAGAAGCATGAACGTCTGCATGAGCTGAATATGTTTGCGCGCCAGTGCGACCTGGAGCAAATGCGTGGCCAAATGAAACTCGCAGAAATAGGCGCACAAAGAGAAGCGGCCATTGATGTTGGTGTCATGGATGCCTTTAACAGCGCCATCCAGCAGCAGGCTGAGATGGTCAAAGCAGCTGGTGGATGGGCCGCATCTTTATCCGCATCAGTCCGGCCCGTGGTCACATACTGGGTTTTGTTTGTGTGGAGCTTCATCCATGTCTGGTTTGCATGGAATGCCTGGCTTGCTGGCGCTCTCCCAATAGAAGTGTTCAAGACAATGATGACTCCAGATTTCTCGGCCTTACTGGCTGGGACAATCAACTTCTGGTTTCTTGATCGCACATTGGCCAAGCGTGGGTTATGAACTTAGAACTGGCCGCAGCACTCTGCAAGCAGTTTGAAGGGTTTAGAAGTAAACCCTATCTCTGCCCAGCCAATGTGGCCACCATTGGCTATGGCTCGACCTACTACGCTGACAAGCGCAAGGTGACTTTAGAAGACCCACCAATGAGCCAGGAAGAGGCCCATGCGCTTTTGATGATTGAGCTGGAGCATACCTATCTGCCTGGCGTATTAAGGAACTGCCCCATCTTGGCCACTGATGAGCGCAAGTGCAACGCCATTGTGGACTTTGCCTATAACCTGGGCGTGGGCCGTGTCCAGACATCCACCTTAAAGCGAAAAATCAATGCCCAAGACTGGGAAGGCGCTCAAGAGCAGCTCATGCTCTGGACCAAGGGTGGGGGCAAAGTTTTACCTGGTTTATTGAAGCGCAGAAAAGCCGAGTGCTTGCTCTTAAATTAAATTGACATAAAAGTCATATAAGGTGTTGATATGTCAAACATTCCCACACCAGAAGACTCCGCGCTTTTTGCACAAAGTGTGCGGAAATGGCAGCAAGTGCTTAATCTTGGCGACTGGCGTATCGAGAAGGGTTTGAAGCCGGCAAAGAATGCCATGGCTTCAGTGGAATTCAATGAAGGCGCCAGACTGGCCACATATCGTTTGGGTGACTTTGGTGCTGAAAAGATCACCCCAGAATCTTTAGACCAAACAGCCCTGCATGAATTGCTTCATGTCTTTTTGCATGATCTTATGACAGTGGCCCAAGACCCTAAATCCTCTATTGAATTAGTGGAAAAAGAGGAACACCGCGTGGTCAATCTGCTAGAAAAATTACTCTCTAAGGATTCCAATGGGCGCTCATAACGAAACTTGCACAGACATGGAATTTATCCAACTGTGGGGTGAACTTCAGTCTGCACAAAAAATGGCAGATCATCTTGGAATCAATACCAGAGCCGTTCATTTACGCAGAAGATGGATTGAAGAGCATTACAAAATGAAACTTAATGCCAAAGACCATCGAGGTGCTTTGTATGACAAAAACAGACCCAAGTCATTCAGTCCACTAAAGCAAGTTGAACTTGGGATGTTAGACGGAACAATTATTTGCTTCTCAGATGCCCATTTCATACCTGGTCAAAGGTCCACGGCCTTTAAGGGCTTACTGTGGGCCATTCAAGAATTCAAGCCCCATGTCGTGATTTGTAATGGTGATGCGTTTGATGGGGCTTCAATAAGCCGCCATGACGTAACTGAACAACCAGCAACCACTGTCATTCAAGAACTAAAGGCTTGTCAGGGTGCATTGGGTGAGATTGAGGAAGTGGCCAAGGCAGCTAGGCACAATGTAAAACTGCTGTGGACATGGGGAAACCATGACGTACGCTTTGGCAATCGTTTAGCGCAACATGCACCACAGTACAAAGAAGTATTAGGCTTTAAGCTGACAGACCATTTCCTTGATTGGGACTTCTGCTGGGCAGTATGGCCTACTGAGCAGTGCATCATCAAGCACCGATACAAAGGGGGAATTCATGCCACCCACAACAACACTGTCAACGCTGGTGTCAGCATAATAACCGGCCATTTGCATTCATTAAAAGTGACGCCATTTGCTGACTATAACGGCAATCGTTTTGGGGTAGATACCGGAACATTGGCAGAGACTGATGGGCCGCAATTTACCTATGCCGAGATCAATCCAATCAATCACCGAAGTGGCTTTGCAATTTTGAATTTCTTTAATGGTCGATTACTTTGGCCAGAGCTGGCCCACAAGTTTGATGAGAATTTGATTGAGCTTAGGGGTGAGGTCATCGATGTGGGTGCATTTTGAGTGCTTGGCTAATCATTCTGACGGGGGCAATCTATGCCTATATCGCTGGTGAACAGCTTTGGAAAGACAACCCACACATGGCTATCGTGTACGCAGGGTACGCCTTTAGCAATGTGGGGCTTTATCTGTTGGCTAAGTAGCTTACAGCGGCTCGTGAGTGCTTAAAGCGAAAGCTGGGATTTCTTCTTCAGTGTCTTCATCTTCAAAGTCTTCATCATCAGGCTCAACGGCAACATAGTCGACTGCCCAGCCGTGCAAATCTTGAAATTCTATAAAAGTTTTGATAATTTCAATTTTCTCGAAATGATTAGTGGTAATCACAATGCTTTCTGGCTGAATCCAGCCGAATTCCATTTCAAATTTCATGACATTCCCCAGTTAAAGCAGCCGATTGCTGCAAAATTATCGTAGTCCGATTTTGTGTCAATGAAAAGTCTTATCTATTGGGGGCTGTTTAGGGCAAAATCAACCCATGGCCAATGTCAAGCAACAATTAGAGTCACCATCTATACCGAGTCTGGGTTTCCCGCCAGAGGGGTATGAGCGCAGGCACTTTAATGAGAACTATGGCGCTTTAAACAATTACTTCAGAAAAGTGACATCAGTGCTGGGGTCTTTGTTTGGCCCAAAGGGCGGTAAGTTTATGAACAACCCCCATGGGGCTTTTCAAGACTCAACCGACCAAGTGGCTGCCAACACCACCACGGCCTATGCGGTCACATTCAACACGACAGACTTTTCCAATGGCGTG